CGAGAGCCAGGTGATCCGCCCTGTGGCACTGATGTGTCACTATGGTTTTGGTGTGGATGTCAGTAAAGTAAAAGCTCTACAACATCAAAAACAGCAGGAGCTTGACACAGCTACTAGATTATTTTGTGAGTCCCTTGATAATCGTCTTTCCGATGAATTTAAACTGCCACGGAGGGCTGACGGGACTATCGCCATTGGAAAGAACGCCAAAAAGGAGTTCAATCCTGGATCTAATGCACAATGTGTCCGATGCTTCAATCAGATCGGCACTGCTCTCCCAACTGACGCAAGAACTGGAAAACAAACGCTGTCTCAGGTCGCACTAAGCGAGTTCGATAGCGATGACGAAACACTGAATCTTCTTAGAAAACGAACAAAACTCGAAACTGCCTTAGCGCACGTCGAAAAAATTCTGACCAACATAAACCCTGTGTCCTCAAGGATGCATAGCGGTTACAACTCATACGGAGCAAACAGCGGGCGCTTCACAAGCTCCGGAGCAAAGCGAGTCACAGGCAACAAGAAAAAAGAATCGTGGGGAATCAATATCCAGCAAGTGCCGAGGGATAAAGAATTTAGAGAGTGCTTTGTTCCGTCAGATGGGTTCAAGTTTGTTATCGCGGACTACTCCCAGATCGAGCTTCGCTTAGCAGCTGAGCTAATCGGCATCCCTCAGATGATTCAGGCTTTTCAGGAAGGGGCAGACCTGCACTCTCTTACTGCAAGCCTGATCTACCATGTGCCAATCGACAAGGTGGAAAAGTCGCAACGTCAGATGGGAAAGACCCTGAACTTCGCGTTGTTGTACGGCATGGGTTTCAAAAAATACAAAACCTACGCTGCTAGTTCAGGTAACATCATCTCACTATCTGAGGCTAAGGTGGCTCATTCAGGTTTCCACCGTGCCTATCCGCGACTTAAAGAATGGCACCGAGAGCGAAACGCTATGGTTCAGGACGGCTGGACTTATGTCAGGACACCTATTGGAAGGAGAAGGTTGCTGAGTTACGACGACGCGGCCATGACCACCTGCGCCAATACCCTGATTCAGGGAGCAGGGGCGGACATACTGAAGCTTGCAATCGCCCGCCTAGGAAAATTAGTAAGCGATGATTTCCGTCCCATAGCCACAGTGCACGACGAATTGATATTCGAAGCCAAAGAGACTAAAGCAGATCACTTTAAAGAAGTGCTCGAGACCGAAATGAAACTTGCAGCTGAATCCGTCTTGAGTAAAGTTCCCGTTAAATGCGACGCAAACGTCGGCGACTCCTGGGCTGAAAAATGAACTTGATTACTGTTTGGCTGCCTGAAAACGAGAAGCGTGATGTCTTTACAGCTAAAACCGACAGCGGATATGTCGGTTGCGTAAAGACGGACAACTGCATGATCATGACTAAAGAGCATTACGCAAAGCCTTTAGTCGCAGCGAACGCTGCAAGAAAGTTAAATAAAACTCTGAAAGAAAATGGACTTATTCAAGAGAGTGTAAAAGTTAAAACACAAAAAGTTAAAAAGACAGATAAGGCAACAGAGTGTAAGTTAACAGGAAGATTGTATACAGATGAGCAGCGAAGCGCTATGCCACTTCTCAGTTTTAGAGAAGTATGGATTGTGACTCGTAACGACGAGTTCGTTTTGGACTGCCTTAACACCAAAAAGAAACTACTTTGTTCTTACACAAAAGACAAAGAGAAGGCAAAACGATTTAAAGATTACGAGGAAGCATCAAGAATATCTAGGACATTGAAATCAGTTTGTGGTCCAGGATTTGATATCAGTCGCTATTGGCTGAAAAACAGCTAAATTGAAGTATATGTAATTAAGTCTGGGAATGACTAGCTCTGGTCTTCGTACAGCAGGACGTTTATTTGGTATCGACCTGGCTGGATTATTCAAAGACGATGAAGAAGGCGGGGGCGGTCTGAATCTCAACCCCTTTCTCTCGTTAACTACCTCTACAAAGGGTCGTGGTGGTGCTTTAAGCTTCCGCCCACAACAACAAACTGGAACCACGGCAACGCTTGGTTTCGGCGGTGCTCAGGGCGGTATCAATAACATCAACGTTGTTGGAAGCAATTTCGGTCAGGGCAATACTTTGGGTGAGTCGATGGAGGAGCCAACTCCAACCCCATCTGAGCCCACTCCTACAACACAGCCTTTCTTCGAAACCCAAGACGTCAAGTTCAGCCGGACGCCCATGGATTACACCATGGACTTGAGTAAGCAGGAAGCTGTTGGAAAAGCCAACCAGCTCCTCCGCCGCACACTTGGAGATAAAATTACTGATCAAGAAACTTACGACAAACTCTTTGATCCTCTTTTGAAAGATCTTCAAAAAGGAAATGACTACGGATTTGACGTTGATCGTTTATATAAAAACATCCGTGCAGAAGGTTTCGAGCCTTACCAGGACGTCATCACAAGAGCAGGCGCTGCTCCTTTCGGTGGCAAGTCTGCGGCAGATGGAGCGGATGCTTACAGTGCCTACGTCAACCAACAGTTTGCTGCCGATAAACCCTTCTTCGATCAGGCAGACGCAGGTCGTAGATTCCTCGAAGCCAAAGCATTCTTCCGTCCTGGTGGAGACGACACGAAGTTAGACAGAATCGGTCAGATTCAAAATCGCTTCGATGCCTATGAAATGGGCTTCAAAGGACAAGGAGGCGATGCATATGGAGATGGTTACCGGAGTGGAAACGTTACCGGAAGCCTCAAACCTTTCTATGAAACTTATTTGGAGGGATTAAACGCCACAAATCCTCGAAGCGATATGCCTGACTCACCAGATCGGCCCGATCAAAGCAGCCAGCCTGCGCAACAAAATCGCTTTGAAGATTTTGATTATGCCGCGTACGGTCAGGGAGGTTTCGGTCTCCAAGATGTCCGAGCACTTATCGATCAAGGAGCGACGTCTGACGAAATCTTAAAGGTTGGCAAACGCGCCAAAGATAAAGGTTTGAATGTCGGACCTAACGTCGGCAACCTGTTCAGTGAACTGATGGGCTGATCTCAAAAAGTCTGAGGGTTCGAGGGGTGGTACACTCTTCGGACCCTTGTTTAGTGATGTCTTCTGAGGAGTACAGCCTTTTACTTTCGAAGGCGCAGACCGAAGTAAAAATATCAATCAAAGCCTTCGACGCTGCCCACGCGCAGGCGCAAGCTCTTGATATCGCTCGAAGTTTAGAAGCAGATAGATTCGAGCTGGGATACGGCAAAGCCAAACAAAACAGGTTGAGTGAACTGTTTGAAAAATTAGCTTTCAACGATTTTGATCACAAGCAATGTTTTGATTGGGAAGGTTCAGTCGTCAACAAAGTTCCCGCTGTGTACACGTTGGGTAAAAGATTTTATGTGCGCCCGCTTATACTTGGTTACTTAGATATAACAAAGGATGCTGTAGTAAAAAATGTATGCAAGAATCCATTGTGTGTAAACCCATACCATAACCAGTATTTACATGAAAAGAATTCAAAACTTGGTGGCGGGGATCTCCAGATGCTTTTAGCATTCCGTAGCCAAGGCGCGAGCGTTCCGCAAATCGCTAAGGCACTCAACGTACACCGCTCAACGATCTACCGAATCCTCAAAGATGAACGTCTTTCTTCTAGGACTTAGGGTCACAGATTCCGCTCTGGTCGAAGACGGCAAAGTCAACGTCATTGCTGAATCTTTGCCCTCCTCAAACAAAAAAATCTCAACCAAAGTCCAACTGATCCAAAAAGAAGATCATTACGTTGGCAAACTCCTTAAAGACCTTGACGAAAAACAAGAGGTACTTGCCATCGGTCCTACCAAAGCCACGCCGGATGGAGTGATTCAGATGCAACCAATGTTGGTTGTCACCCCTGAAAACTTCAGCGACATCCTTGCCATCAATACTTTTATGGCATGCGGTGGACTTGGTCCGAAGTCAGAAGAAAGCGAGGTCGGTGACTCAACTGTCACAAACCGATCTATCGCCTGGCAAGCCCCTGACGACAAAGAAACGAATTGGTTCAAGCTCACTGCTTGGAACCAGCACTCCAAACAACTTTCTGAGCTACCTAACGGAACACCGACAATCGCTGTCGGTCGAGTTAGCACAAGCGAAAAAGGTGAAAAGCAGTATCTGAATTACGCAGTTGATCAGATTCTGTACCTTCCTAAGGGCACGAAGTCCGCGCCCAAGAAAGCAGCTGACCCCGAAAAAGGTCAAGTCGCTGCAGCGGCTATTGGTTCAATTAACTTCTCCCTCTGATTAATCATGGTCTTTATTGCTGGACAATTTGCGGCTGATGAAATTCTCTGCCAAGTCCCACCGCACACGCTCCGTATCGATCTTCAACAGCGTCGCTGGAAGTCGGACACGGATCCCGATCAAGCAATCACAGATTCCAACGACAATGGAATCCCTATTTCATTTGTACTGCTCGGGTTTACTCCCTTCTATGGGAACCTCGGCATGCGAAACCGTCAAGAATTCATCCGGGTTGCGTTTATTGGTGTGGACCCTACTCATCGTCTGCTACCTAGTAGATGCGTATCAACTGCTGTTATCTCTGGGAAGAGCAGTCAGAAAAACTTCATCTCGTATTTCCAAACCCTTTACAACAACCGCATCAATGTTGCGGAGGTCGTGACTCAAACCAAGTTCGTCCAAAGGAGCTTTACTCAGACTGATCCGGTGACCGGCGCAGACACTGGTAAAGTTAATTACAACGTGCTTGAGTTTGTTGACCGGCCAGTCAAAGACGACGAAGAAAAAACGCTTATCAAAGATATTAACGATTGGCTCCAGAGCGATGGAGGAGACTTGGTATCAAGTGCACTTCGTTCTCATATCTCCGGTGCGAATCTGGTTGAATTACCTCTCGGAACGGATCATGCTGAAATCAAAGCAGCCTTTGACGAAGCCAACCCTCAGCTTGAGGGTGCTAAAGCGGAAGGTCTTAGCGCTCTTCCTGCTGGTGCGGGCGAACCTAAGGCAGCGCCTCCAGAACCCACGTCAGACAACTCTAAAGAACTGACAAAGGAACAAAAGGAAGCGTTGAAAGCTGCAGGTCTTTCGGTGTAACCTAGAGGCTACTCACACACACCAAACCGCCGGAGTGCTCTCGGCGGTTTTTTTATGACTTGAGTAAATCACTGAGTGCTGGAAGTTCGACTCCAGAGTCAGCGACAGACTTTGCAAGATTATGAAAAAGCCTTTTCTGGACTAGGTAGTTTGAGTGAAGCAGGTCTAAGATCTCTACAAAGTCCTCTACTTTATCGATTTTTCGTGCGCGTGACATAAATCTTTGATGGTAAAACTCTTGTTCCATCGTCATGTAATCACGTAAGCGTTGTAGTAAATCATCACTTTCCATGAGCTTTTATAGAGTACCCGACAATATTATTAATCCTATTGCAGAAAAAAACCTCGTGTCAGGCAGGATTGTTCTACCTCTTGATACAGACGGTCAGCTAGAGGCTCAGTTAAATTCCTTAGGTCACACCGAGTGCATTCGAGCCGACAATGATACCGATTACCTCGATGCTTCTTGGTGGAAGAACCTCCCTGACTTCGATTGGACCTTGGCGATTACCCAAGGCGTACGCGATAACGTACAGTGGATTATCGAACCTGGTTACGAACTTGCTAGTAGGGGTCTTATTATTCTTGACCGCTTAACATTTCTTGAACCAACAAGGGCGAGATCTACGTTCCTGTTGGAAAAATCTTTATCTAACCTTATCGTTTTAAATCCCAGACCAATATTTCGTGCTGACCAGAGCAAAACAAAAGACTCAGTAACATCAGCGTGGATGGTATACGACAAAGCAAAGCCAACAGATAAAGGGACAAATATTGATTTCGATGTAAGCTGGCAGCGACCAAAATCTTTTTTATGAAAAAATGA